TTTTTTGATCGTAGCGGGAGCTTTCGTCGGATGGAATGTGCCTCAACCAAAATTCGCCAAAGCCATTCAAGCGTGGGTAGTGAAGAAGATCAAGCGGTGATGATCGACTTCCCAGAGGGTATCGAACTGTACGATATAGTCTGGGCCGATCTGACCGCAGATGAGGTGAAGTTTGTAGTCCCGGCCCCCGGGATGACGAACTTGGATGGGGCCAAGGTGATCGAAGTCCAAAGGATACGTGGTTCGTGGGGTTGGACGGAGGAGCTCCGGGTACTGGTGATCTTTGACGGTGCGTCTGTCCCAGTTTTCGAGACTCCCTGGATCACGGACGCCGATATATCGCTCGAGTGTGCGTCAGGCGACCGGACCTTGGCGTCAGAGCGCGAGAAGCGCATCAATCGGTGGTCTGACGACCCTTTTCATTGTTTTGACGAGGACGATCCTGAAGAGAGAGGTTGGTAGGCCATGCCAGACCGTTGGATCTACTTTCTCTTCCGGATTTTATCACGCGTGCGCGGTAGGAAAGCGTAATGACAGTTTATCGTCCCCACGATGAGGGTAATGGCTGGGAGACCCTAACGGACGACGAGATAGACTACGCATGCCGTACGGCGATGAAAATGAGGGAGCTATCGATAGGGCGGGGTCACAAAGACCACAGGGCCGAAGGAACTAAAGAATACGATGAGTCAGTGGCTTTACGGATCCAAGCTCTAGGAGCTCTAGGGGAATTGGTTGCCAGGAAGTTCCTCGGATACCCGATGAAGCTGGTAACAGAGAATTTTTCAAAAGCCGATCTACCAGACAACATCGAAGTGCGACTTATCGGGAATAATTCGTATGGCCTCCGGATATACCCACGGACTGACGATTCCAGAAGAGTTGTTGGGGTAGTTATCGAGCCCGGGAGAGAACGTAGTCCTCCCTGGCGTATTCCTGGCTGGATAGTCGCTGAAGATGGAAAGCAGGAGCGGTGGAGTATGTCACCCTGCGGTAGACCCCCTATGTATGCCGTGCCCCAGGAACACTTGCGACCAGTGTCCGAACTGAAGAACTTGGTCCAAAGTCGTGATCGGCGTAAGTGAATGGAGCCATGACCCCCTCCAGGGCCGAACGCCGCCGGCAGGAGCGCGAAATCGCAAAAACCAGGCTACAGGAAGGAGTCGGCCTCGGCTGGCGGCGGTCAACGGGCTGGCGCAAGAACAAATATCCGGTCAAAGAGCCGCCAAACGTGTCCCTGGAGGCCCTGATCGCTGAATCAGAAGCTGTTTACGACCGATTGTACCCAAACGGTGACAAGTGAGACAGAAATGGATGCTATTTCCGATTCTACCGGGTTTGTGGACAGTACTATTACGCTCTTAGAGCGGTTGCTGGCCGTCGGTATTGAGGATGCGGTGGTGATGACCGGCTACGATGACTGCGCGATCGGTGTGCTCGAGCGGTGCGGGATGGATCCCATCGTGATCTACGACAAGGCAAAGATCATCGAGCAGCTCCTTGACGAGGGCTGTGACGATCATGCGGGAGCAAACGAGTTCTACGAATACAACCACCTCGGCGCCTGGGGCGGCGACAAAACGCCGGGATTCCTGATTAGATTGCCCGGGATATAGATAAAAAAATGAAGGCCAGGATACACATCAACCAGCACCGGATCCGAAGCAACACCAAGACTGGCGCCCGAGAGCCGGTGATCACGGTGAAGACGTACAAAAGCAACGAATATGCGGCTAGTGTCCGCATCAACGGACCCAGCGAAATTGTGTACTCGCCAGAGAAGCCGTTGTCTTGCGGAGCTAAGGTCTGGATAGAGGCCGATTATGGCGACTTAGAGCTGCGTTAGATTACCTGGGATATAAGGGGGAATACCATGATCGAGGTCGGTGAGCACGGCACCGTGATCACAGGCGAACATATCCCTCTCTACCGTCTGATGGTCATGGCTTCCGGCCTCAAAGGCGAAATCAAAGGGCTTCGGTTCTCCCGGGGCCGCACTTGCTACGCTATAGCTAAATCGGAGTTCGGGTTCAAGGGAAGCAAGCCGAAAGTGTTGGCGCAGTTGCAAGCGCACATCGAAGCCGCCAAAGTATGCCTGCCGAAGTCGTAAGAACGGCGCGTGAGTCCGTCTTGGCCGAGGCGGTGCGTGCCTACACTCTTGCCAGAAGAAGGGGGTCAATGCAGAGGTCTCCCGCGGGCCGGGAAGAGGTCAGGGATCTGGCGAGAGAGTTCCCTGAATCTTACTCCCTGGGAAGCCCTGAAAGGAATCTAAAGTTCACTGGACGGACCGCCGACAGCGTGCTAGAGGACTATCTCCAGGGGCTTGGCGAGGCACGGTGCTCCAGGCTATGGGGTGAGTTGGCAGCCATCGTCATAGCGAGGGGGGAACGTGTGGAGCGCGAGGCCAATCGGAATTCTTAGCTCACCTTGTCTGACCACAATGAGGAACACATGGAATTGAAGATTACAGGCATCGTCAAGGAACTGCTAGCCGAACAGTCGGGCACCAGCGCGAAAGGCGACTGGCGCAAGCGCGAGTTTATCCTCACGACTGAGGGCGAGTATCCCAAGCAGATTTGCATGGTGCAATGGGGCGATAGCATCGACTCTGTCGGGGTCGGCGTCGGTGAAAAGATTACAGTGTCGATCGACATTGCGAGTCGCGAGCACAACGGTAGGTGGTATACAGACGTGAAGGCTTGGAAGATCGAAAAAGAGGCTGCGGCCCCGGTAGCAGCAACGGGACGCAAGATGCCGAAGCCAATGGGCGTAGCTGAACTGCTCAAGATTGGCGATCCGGACGATAATATGCCATTTTAGAAAAGCAGATGGTATTGGGGCACTGCTTTAACAGATGCCCCAGAGTTGCTCTCGTGGCGAAATGCTTGTCGGCTTCTTTGCGAAGTCCAGGCTAGGTAGACGCGGCGCCCTTAAAACGCGCTGTCACGGGGACGTGCAGGTTCGATTCCTGCCGAGAGCATTAAGGGCAAAGAGGAGATGGCTATCAAGCGTTGGCACTTGCGGTAATCTACCAAATAGTCTAGGAGACGTATGGACGACAAAAAGATCATCCCCCAGCAGACGCCGGAACAGAAGAGGGAGTTGCGGGAGATAGCGAGCCTCTGCGATAATGTATCTAACAGGCTCGCAGAGCACGGCATCGTTTTCGGTGTCAACTATCGGTGCAACTCGGTACAGCCTGACGGCTCCGTGGTCGACGGCCTGGCTATCAGTCGCTCGCTGAGTGCTGAACTGGCGCTTATGGAGATGATGGCCGACTGGTACGACGCCAAAAAGAAGGCGATCGAATCCGGCGAGACGGGGAGATTTATGAGTGATATACTGGAACTTCAGGGCGGACCAGCGAACTGATGAATCTCAACTTCGTGCTATTCGAGAGGTTTATGGTCAAGCTGGCTAATATCGAGGTTATCACCAATATTGAGGACGCGGTATAGGGTGAGTGCCAGTCTCATGTTAAGGAGTATTCATGACACAGTTGCCGTTCAATCCACGAACTATGACCGCAAAGAACGCGCTTGCTGCGTTGGCCGATCATCCGGACCTGACGGTCGCGGAATTGGCTGATTTGCTGGCCGAAGAAGGCAGGCACATCAATCCTAGATCAAGCGTACGGAAGGAACTGAACGCCAGGATCGAAGCCGCTGCCCCACTGGACGATGAACCCAAAGAGGATGTAGCCGATGAGCCCGACGAAGAAGACGAGTCGCCCGAAGCCGCAACCGAAGCCGAAGCCGGGGACGAGGTACTAGTAGAGCCCCCTGATGGCATGGACAGGTTCCTCGAATTCGGTGAAGACGTTACGGTCACGCTCCCAGACGGGACGATTCACGAGGGTCGCTTCAGGCGTTACGTCACCGGAATCGAAGCCGTCCTTCGAGATCAGCGTGATACCGTGGTCGTTTTACTCGACGGCAACTGGGCAGTGACGCCGAAGCCGCCGAAGCCGCCGGAGCCGGAAGAAGCCGAGGGAGACGAATAGCTGGTGAAGGAAATCGATCGCCTGGTCGATGAAGTCCCACAGCTAACGAAAACCGAACAAAATCAAGTGCAAGCGCAAGCCTCTGCTCAGATTGCAGAGCGCGAGCATGCTGGCGTGTGGGGCGGTACAGTTAGGGCGCATACGGCGTACGCCCATCGTCCGATGGAGTGGATAACAACATACCTAAAGGTTCCGGCCGAAACGCTGCATTGGAGTCTTCACCCGTCATATCAGACACATCGATGGGACGGCGACAAAGATCCGCTCGTGAAGATTCTTACAGCGTTGGCCGAGCACCGTGACGTGGGCGTCGAGAGCGCGACCGGGACGGGTAAAACCTTCCTGGCTGCGTGCGTCACACTCTGGTTTCTGGCCTGCCACCACAACGCAATCGTCGCGCAGTGGGCGCCGACCGAGCGTCAGCTCCTTCTCAATATGTGGAAGGAGATCGGGGATCTTTTCACCGAGTTTAGGAAACACTTCCCGTCCGCGGAACTGTATACCGGAAAGCTGCGGATGCTGCCGACCGATGCCGAGGGCAAAGAGAAGTGGGCGGCGACCGCGTTCGTGTCGGGTGTCGGAGCGGATGAAGAGGCGGCGACAAAGGCGCAGGGCCTCCACGGTGAGCACATGCTCATTATCACGGAGGAAACGCCCGGTATCCCCAGAGCGATCATGGTCGCGATCGACCAAACCCGGTCAGCCGACCACAACTTGCACCTCGCACTAGGTAACCCCGACCACCGGCACGACGAACTCCACACGTTCTGCCAGCGCGAAGATGTAGAGCATATCAGGATTAGCGCGCTCGACCATCCGAACGTCGTGAGCGGCGTGCCGGTTGTTCCAGGTGCAATCGGCAAAAATAGGCTCCAAAAGCGTATCGCGAACCTCGGTATCGGATCCAGGCTATATCTCAGCAGGATTAGGGGTATTAGCCCGCCGGAAGCGAAGGACGCGCTCATCCAGCATGTATGGTGCGAGGCGGCGGCGGAGCGGTTCAGGCTTGGCACCCCGGTAGGCCGAGAAGAGGTGGAAGAGTGGGCAGCGACCAACATAGACGAGGAGGCGCGCGGCGTCGATGTAGCGAACTCCGAAACTGGGGATGAGGCGGCGATCGCACGCGGTCCGGGGCGAAGACTAACTGAGGTCGTGTCGTTTCCGTGTCCGGACGCAAACCAGTTGGGCGCGATTGTGGCACAGGAGATTGAGCGGGACAAGATCGATCCGCGGTATGTTGGCGTCGATCCCGTTGGTGTTGGGGCTGGCTGCGTGAACGAGCTCAAGCGGCTCGGCTACAAGGTTCGACATCTGAGTGGAGCCCGCAAAGCGATTCCAGGCGTCGATACCGACGAACTCTGGTCCGAAACCAATATCGACTTCGAGGGCCGAGAGCATCCGACCGGGGCTCGCGTTGTGGAGGCGGAGCGGTTTGCTGACTTGCGCTCCCAGATGCACTGGCGGATGCGCGAGGATCTCCGGAAAGAGACCGTCGATCTGGTCTACGACGTGGAGTTGTTTAGTGACCTGACGACCCCTACGTTCAAGACGGCGAACGGTGTCATCAAGGTCGAGTCGAAAGAGGAGATCAAAAAGCGTCTGGGTCGCAGTCCGAACAAGGGCGATGCTGTGATCTACTGGAACTGGGTGCGCCGCCGCACGCCAGTCAGGGCCCTAAAAGCATCCGAAGAGGTAAGCACGTCCGATCGCGACCGCGGCCTTGAGAAGTTCCTTGCCCAACAGGCGAAGCGACAGAAGAAGGAAAATCGTGAACTCATCCGCCGGCTGAAGAGACGGGCGCGTAATAGCAAACGGGAGCGGCTCTAATATATGAGATGGCCCTGGGTATCCCGGCGGGCGTATGATACCGTAATAGATCAGAAAGACGCACTACTCGACCAGAACAGTAAGTTGATCGAACACCTGTCACGGAAGAGCCGGTTTGAGGCTGGTATGTCGGAGACGCCGCGTCCGCCTCCGAAGGTGCGTGAGCCGATGCCCGAAGCGCTCCGCGAGAACATCGCCGGGGGAGCCGACTCGAGTATGCGCCGTATGCGGCGAACCGAGCTAGAGAGACGATATTCACGGGGAGAATCGTGGGACGTGATCGTCGATGACGTACTTGGCCCACTCGAAGAACCCCCACTAACAGCAGAACTGTATGGCGATACGACGAAATAAGGCACGCTCAGGCGCCGTCCGACGAGAGCAATTCGAACGCTCGCTGGACGTTATGAACTACGAGATGTCGCTCAAGACAGCCGAGTCGATGGCGAAGTACCATACGGAGTACGTGGGGCCGATCGAAAAGCGATTACGTACGATCGAACTCCTTTTCGGCGTGGCTTTCGCGCGCTGGTGCTGTCGGAAATTCGATGACGCATGGCACTGGCTATACATGAAGTTCACAGAATCCGTGTCCGACCCAGAGGAAGGGGGGATAGATCCCGATCCTGACGCTCCGCCGCAGCCGGAAGGGATCCCGACCGAGGCCAGTGAGAATGAAATTAAGCGGACCGTGCGGCCGGCATATCTAGATTGAGCGGATCTGTACCGTGGGACGAACTTAGTAAATCGGCCCAGGATGCCGTCGCTGATATTATCGAGTTGCTGGCCGAGAAATTCACTGGTGAGATCACGCTGAACTGTAAAGAAAGTAGATCCATCACACTAAAGATTACTGGTGGTAGGGCCGTTATAGCACAACTGAAGGAAGCGCGCAGGATTAGGAGGACATTGACTACTTTGCCCGATAGTGACTAGGTTCGATATCGAAGCAGAGTAGTATCGGC